CACCACTTCTGAAAGCAATGGGCTAATGGCTCTCACCCTCGCTATTCTAGGCTGGACAACCATTACAACAGGGCTTGTGTTTCTATGTGCGCTGAGGGGATCGCGGTAATGTCTGATCCTGCAGGTGAAAAACAGTGGCTTTTCAAGCCTGGGCAATCCGGCAACCCAGCAGGCCGCGCTAAGGGTTCTCGTAACAAGCTGGGCGAGGAATTCCTTACCGCTCTCCATAACGATTTCAAGGAAAACGGCGTTCGGGCGATAGCTACGGTTCGCGCGGATCGGCCTCATGAATATCTGAAGGTTGTGGCTTCGCTGCTTCCCAAGCAAATAGAAATCAAAGAAGGCGCATTTGACGGTGTTAGCGATGAACAACTCGCCGCTATCGTCGCTGCCGCCCGATCAGCTCTTGGAATTGCTGAAGGGGTCGGAGCGGGAAATTTCCCAGCGCAAGGCACGGAATCGGTTAATTGACTACAGCCCGTATCCAAAGCAGGCAGCGTTCCATGCCGCTGGATCGGAGCACCGAGAGCGCCTCTTCATGGCTGGAAATCAGCTTGGAAAGACTCTCGCCGGCGCGTTCGAATGGGCAATTCATCTTACGGGAAGATACCCTAGCTGGTGGCAGGGCAAACGCTTTGATGGCCCAGGAAAGTATTGGGCGGCGGGCGAGACGGGCCTCTCGACCCGCGACAATGTTCAAAACCTTTTAGTCGGGCCTCCAGAGCGTGAGGTGGACTGGGGAACCGGTGCTATCCCCCATGACGCTCTGAGGGACGTACAGCGGGCGCGAGGCCAGCCTAACTCACTGGACAGCGTAACCGTAAAGCACGTCTCTGGCGGGCTCTCTACGCTGTTATTCAAGGCTTATGAGCAGGGCCGCGAGAAGTGGCAAGGCCCGACGCTAAACGGCGTGTGGTGCGACGAAGAGCCTCCGCTGGATATCTACACCGAAGGGCTGACACGCACGAATGCGACGGGCGGAATAATGATTGTGACATTTACGCCGCTCAAGGGAATGAGCGCTGTGGTTAAGCAGTTCTTGGGCGATGCTAACCTCGATGAGCTGAGAAAGTTCGCGTGAAAACTCCTGAAGAATTTTGGCAGAGCGTATCCATTGGCCACGGCAGCGCTTGCTGGAGCTGGACACGTGCGGTGCACACATCTGGTTACGGTTGGCTGCGATGGCGCGGCACTGAACGCAAGGCGCACCGTGTTGCCTGGGAACTAATTAATGGCCCCATTGCGGGGGCCGATGAATACCATGGCGTTTGCGTTTTGCATAAGTGTGACAATCGCAAATGTATAAATCCAGAACACCTATTTCTCGGGACGCACGCAGCAAACATGGCCGACATGGTCAGCAAGGGTCGCGCATCTCGTAAATTCGGCTCTGCAAACGGTAGATACAAAGGACGCTCGTGACCCGTCATGTGACGTTCATGAGTATCGACGACGCTCTCCACTACACGCCAAAGCAGCGCGAAGACATTGTATCCGCTTATCCAGAGCATGAGCGAGAGGCCAGGGCGAAGGGTATCCCCGTTCTAGGCTCTGGTCGGGTGTTCCCGATAGCGGAAGAGAAGATACGCTGCACGCCAATCGCCATCCCGGCGCACTGGAAGCGGATTAACGGTCTGGACTTTGGATACGACCATCCATTCGCGGCAACAAGCTGTGCCTGGGATGTGGATGCGGATTGCTTCTACGTCACCAAGGAATACCGCGAGCGGGCGACTACACCGCTGATTCATTCCGGAGCGGTTAAGCCTTGGGGTGAATGGATACCATGTGCGTGGCCGCATGACGGTCTACAGCACGACAAAGGTTCCTGCGAAGAGCTTGCGACGCAGTACACGAAGCATGGTCTCAACATGCTCCCGGAGCATGCGACCCACCCCGATGGCGGGTACGGCGTAGAGGCTGGCATCTTTGAGATGCTTGAGCGGATGCAGACAGGCCGCTGGAAGGTCTTTGAGACTTGCGGTTCCTGGTTCGGCGAGTTCCGGCTTTACCATCGCGAGGATGGTAAGATTATCAAGTTGCAGGACGATCTGATTTCCTCGTCGCGCGTCGCACTGATGATGAAGCGCGAGGCTAGTGTGAAGTCTGTAGGCGTTTGGAAGTCACCAAGCACGAAATGGGTAGTTTGAAGGCATGAAATGGTTCGCGAGGCCGTTCTTTCCTAAGCCCGTGTATACCTTTTACCGGCTCTGGATTGAGGACGCCGACGGCAACAAGATTGCCTGTAAGTCCTTTCATATTGAGGAATCTGACAGGCTATCCGAGGCGAAGTATCGCATAATGAAGAGGGCTCAAGAGTTGCTCCATGATACCTTATGCAAGGCTGGGAAGTGGCCGAAAGCTGGCCCGCTAGACCAAGAGACAATGATTAAGGATTTATCCGGCTCATACCAATGACCTCTCGCCGCATCACCCTATCGATGGTGGACGAGGACGGTTCGCATATCGCTACCGAGCGCGTGTGGTGCTCAGAGCAAACACCTCCCGCCGATCTTAACATCTACTTTGGCAACGCTGTACGAGGGCTAGTGGCTAAGATGACAAATCACTGCCTCCCAGCGGGATACGCGAAGGAATCTGACAGCGTTGGCTAAACGCGAGAAGATTACCGACGCAGCCATATCGAGCATTATCAAGGCAGAGATAGCCAACGCGGACGGCAATTCCGGCTCGCAGCTCATGCAAGAGCGTTCGGAGAACCTGGACGCTTACTTTGGCCGTCCATACGGCAACGAGCAAGAGGGCCGGTCGAGCGTAGTCATCCCGATAGTGCGCAACGCTATCGAATGGATGATGCCGACGCTGATCCGCATCTTCCTGTCTGGCGAGAATGTCGTCGAGTTCCAGCCGCAAGGGCCGGAGGACGTAAACTCAGCCACGCAGGCCACCGAGTACGTCAATTACGTCTGGACGCGGGACAACCCCGGCTTCCTGACGATGTATTCATGGTTCAAGGATGCGCTTCTATCCAAGAACGGCTTTATCAAGATTTGGTGGGATGACACCCCGCGCAAGAAGCGTGAGCGATACGCTGGTCTAGACGACAGCGCATTCGCGACACTGGTCAACGATGACAGCGTCGAAGTTGCTGAGCACACCGAGCGTCAAGAGCAGATTGAGCAGCCTCCGCAGCAAGATCCGCAGACCGGTCAGCTAACCCCTCAGAAGCCGTTACAGGTCACAGTCCACGATGTCGTTATCACGCGAACCCTCCCCGGCGGTCGAGTCTGTGTTGATACGATACCTCCAGAGGAGTTTGGAATATCCCGCGAAGGTCGCGACATGGAGGGCGCTCGCGTTGTGTACCATCGCCGGCGTCGGCCTTTATCTGATCTGGTCGAGGAGGGCTTTGACAAAGATCTAGTCGAATCTCTTGTGGGCGATGAGGCCAATGTCCAGACCAATATCGAAGAAATCTCACGTAATACCATCGAGCAGAACCCGCAATGGGCGCATACGACTAGCTTCAACACCTCGATGCGCGAAGTGTGGGTTACTGAGGCTTATATTCGGCTCGACGTGGACGGCGACGGCGTCGCAGAGATGCGCCAAGTTACGGTGGCTGGATCAGCCTATACAGTGCTCAAGAATGAACCGTGGGACATGGAGAGGCCGTTTGTCAGCCTGACGCCCATGATTATGCCGCATCGGTTCTACGGCCAGGCTGTTGCGGACGTAATCAAGATTTACCAGCTTATGAGCTCGACCGTAGCGCGGCAGTATTTCGACAATCTGTATCTCTCGAACAACCAGCGCGAACAGGTCATCGAAAGCCAGATCATAGACCCGACTGAGGCTCTGTCTCACAAGCCCGGCCAGAAGATTCGCGTCAAGTCTGCAGAGGCAATCTTCCCGATTGTCACGCCCAACATCGGCCCTATGGCGCTTGAAGGCCTGCAATATATCGACAAGCTGGTCGAGGAAGTAACCGGCGTTTCCGAGCGTACACAGGGCATCGGCCAGGATTCGCTTGATAACACAGCGACGCAAGCCCGCATGATGATGTCGGCGGCGCAAGGGCGCATTGAGTTGATTGCCCGCGTGTTCGCCGAAACTGGCGTATCCCAAGCTTTCCGCAAGATCCTAAAGCTTATCGTCGAGTACCAGGACAAGCCGCGCCAAATCCGGTTGAAGAACAACTGGACCGAGATGGACCCGCGTTCATGGAACGCTGATATGGACCTGACGGTGTCGGTCGGCATGGGCACCGGCGACAAGGACCAGCAGATGCAGCACGCCATGCTCTTGGGCCAAGCTCAGGCAGCGTTGTTGCCTCAGGGCATGGTAACGCCTGAGAACATGATGAACACAGCGGAATTGCTTGTGAACAGCATGGGGCAGAAGGGTGTTGAGCGCTTCTTCTCGATGCCGCAACAGGGATCAGGTCCGCCGCAACCGCCTCCCAACCCGGCGCATGTCGCACAGGCTCAACGCATTCAACAGGCCACACAATTAGACGCGCAAAAACACCAAGCCTCTATGGGTCAAATGCAGGCCAAGACGCAGACCGACGCGCAAAAGGTGCAGAGCGGAATGCAAAATCAGGCCATGCAAATCCAGGGACAAGCTCAACTAGAGCAGCAAAAGGCCGCGCAGCAGGCCACGTTAGCGATGCAAGAGCTGTATCTAAAGAAATATCAACTGGATAACGAAATCGCTCTTAAGCAAGAGCAGATGCAGGCCGAAATCGCCATAAAGCAACAGGTTGCTGACAATGTGCGGTTAGGTGGGAAAGACGTGTGAGGCACTCGCCTCATTATCGCGGCCTGATTGACAAAGAGTTTGATAAAAACGCCCCGAAAATCATAGTCCACACTGATCGGGCTGGTGATTACTGGGTTGAAGTAGATGAAACGTGCACAGAAGAACCAATGAAGGGCGAGGGTGAACATGGGTCCGCTTAGCTCTCGCGGTTTGATCGGACAAGGCTATCGCGATCCGTCATTCTTTGGCGGCTCCGATGTGAACGGCCCACAGCAGCAGTCGGTAAACTGGGCTATCAACGCCGGCAAGCTCGATCCCATGACGTTCTATGGGCTGTCACCTGCCGATCAAGCGACACAAGCGCGACAAGCTGCCGGCACTCAATACGCAATGGCAGGGCCTAAGAGTTTCGGTGCGCCATTGACGTACAACAACTCATGGCTAGGCGGACAAGCTGGGCAAGCCTCATCGAGCGCAAACCCTCTAAGCTGGATTCTGCCGTCCACTGGGCCTGGTTCTCGCACAGCGGCGGCGATGAGTGGGGGGAATTGGCTACAGCCTCCACAGGCTCCGCAAGGGCAACAGACGGCACATCCGTTGACCGGCAAGCTGCTAGGGCTTTTGGGGTTCTAGTGTCACCACAAGAGCGCGGCTACCAAGCCCAAGCGATACTTGAAAACACGCTATTCAAAGAAGCCGTTGCACACCTAGAAGCGACCTACATCAAAGCCTGGAAAGACGGTCTGACGGTTGAGGCAAGAGAAGATGCCCACCGGTACATACACGTCATAGAGAAATTCATTGAGCATCTAAAGAGCGTCTCGCTAACCGGCGAGATCAAACGCCGCGAGCTATTGTCACTTGAAGGCAGGCCCGCGCCCTGGAGTTATCAATCAATATGGCCGACATAGAGTCGAGCGCAGTACCAGAAGCCCCGTCCACATTCGAACCAGCCCCCACGTCAATTGACGCGGCGCAGTCGGCAATCATGGAATTGCTGAAGCGACCAAGCGGCACAAGCGAACCCGAAGAACCTGAGCCCGCTCCCACACCTGCACCTAAAGCAGCGGTAGCGGCCCCCGTAGCGGAAGAAAGCGCCGAAGAGGACGCATCCGCGCCAGAGGTTGAGGCCGTAGAGGCTGAGACCGAAGACACAACGGTTCCAGAGCCCAAGGCTGCAGCTCCAAAAGAGCCTGAAAAGCCCGCGCAGGACACCGCAAAAGCCGCACGTGATTCTCGGCTTAATGAGCTTAACAACCTCGTTCCCCAGCTTAGCGCGTTACTGACGGCCCAATTCCCTGACATTAAGACCGAAGCGGATTTGTTGAAGATCGGCAGGGAATCCCCTGAGCGATACAACGAATACCAACTCGCCAAGTTTGCCCTCCAAAGCGCTGCTACCGAGCAGCAAAGGCTTCATGAGGGCAGGTTCCAGGAATGGCAATCTACCGAGCGCGATAAGCTGTACAAGCTGATGCCCGACCTTAAAGACCCCGTAAAGGGTCCACGCCTAGCCGAAAAGATTGCAGCGGATCTGCGCAAAGACGGTTACACGAACGCGCAAATCCAAGTAGCTGACGCTGCCATGATTTTACGGGCACACAAGGCGATCCTTTACGATGAATTGCAGTCCCGCCCATCGCAGGATGCAAAGAAAATCGAGCAGGCAAAAGCCAAAGCTGCAACCGCGCCACCGGTTCAAAAGCCCGGCACGACGCGCAATGCTTCGACCAAGGAAGACAAGCTCAAAGAGGATTACTCGCGGCTCCAAAAGACCGGTCGGCAAGAAGATGCCGCAGCGGTCTTCCGCCATTTCGTTAATGGCTAGGAGCGTACCGAACTAGAAAATCGCGTCGCTCTTAGCCACGGCTAGGAGCCTATTCCAATGACTATCCAAACTGCAGCGTTCCCCACCTATAGCGCGATTGGTAATCGCGAAGACCTCACCAACGTAATTTACAACATCTCCCCTTCCGACACCCCGTTCATGAACTCCATCGGTAAGGCGAAAGCCAAATCGACGTTGCATGAATGGCAGACTGACACCTTGGCGGCAGCGGTCTCGACCAATGCGCAGCTCGAAGGTGACGTTGTTGCTGGTACGGCAACCGTGGCTACCGTTCGCCTCAAGAACTACTGCCAGATCAGCACCAAGGACGTTGTGGTGACTGGGACGCAGGAAGCGGTGGACAAGGCCGGGCGCGACTCGGAAATGGCCTATCAGATGGCCAAGCGCGGCAAAGAACTGAAGCGCGACATGGAGACGGTTCTTTCGCAGAACCAAAAGGGTGTTGCTGGTGCGACGGGCACGGCTCGCAAGCTCAAGAGCTTGGAATCGTGGCTTTCCACCAACACCAACCGTGAAACCACGGCGACGGCGGGCGGCACCAAGGGCAAGAGCGCGACGAACTCCAGCGCAACCTCGTCCTGCGTTGACTCTGCGACCACGCTCCGCGCGTTCTCTGAGTCCTTGCTTAAGAAGGTGCTGGCGCTTGTGTTCGCTTCGGGTGGCGATCCTTCCATCATCATGGTGGGACCGCACGGTAAGCAGACTGTCTCGACCTTCACGGGCCGTTCAAACGCTCGTGAAATCGTGGCGAAGAACGTCATTCAGGGCGCAGCCGACATGTATGCGTCGGACTATGGCGATCTGAAGGTGATCCCGAACCGGTTCTCTCGTGACCGTTCGGCGCTCATCATCGACCCCGACTACGCGAAAGTTGCCTTCTTGCGTCCGGTCTTCACGTATGACCTTGCGAAAACGGGTGACTCTATCCGCAAAGCAATGAGCGTCGAATACACGCTAGAAATGTCGAACGAAGCGGCCTTCGGCGTTGTTGCCGATATCAAAACTTCGAGCTGACGTAACAATGGGTGGGGGGATGTGAGCGGCGGCTTAGGCCTACAAGTCCGCGACAGGCATTCCCCCCATTCCTTCTTTCGGGAAACCATGAGCAACAGAAAAGAAATCCTCTCAGCCTATGCAGGCTGGCGCGAATATATGGAGGTTGACTCCGATGATCCGCGCAAGATGGTCATTCACACTGAGGAACAGTGCGAACCAATTGTTGAGACAGCCAAGGCCCTGAGCGATCTACGGCCGGGCGATTTCATGCGCCACGCTGCCATCATTCCCAAGCACGTCTTGGATCGGTCCTACCGTGAGGGCTGGTTCAACGACAAGGAGAAATGGAAGCAGTGGGCAAATGACCCCGACAATCGGAAATTCCGCGTATGGGCTGGTCAACTATAATCTAGGAACCCTCTATGCCTGAAGAAGTGGCGCAAATAGCGCCTGAAGTTGTTACGCGCCCGCTGAAAATCCTGATCTGCATTCCCTCGCACGGCGACTGTAAGACTGGCTTTGCTTACTCCCTAGCCAGGGCGATGGTTCATTTCGCCTCGATGCCATATGACGGCGAGAAGGCGCTAGACGTAGACTTTATCAAATCCTCGCTATTGCCTGAGACTAGAACGCGGCTGGTGTCCAGAGCTTACAAGTTCGGCGCCACGCACATTCTCTGGCTTGATACGGATATGAAGTTTCCACCCGATACGATTGCGCGGCTTCTCAATCACAACAAGATGGTGGTGGGCGCTAATTATTCCACCAAAGAGATAGAATCCCGCCCCGTGGCCTACCGCGAGGACGAGGATTACGTAGGCCCCGTCTGGACGCAGGACAGCAGCAAAGGGCTACAACAGGTTACATTCCTCGGCATGGGCGTAATGCTCACCGATATTCGGGTTTTCGACGTTCTCAAGCTGCCATGGTTTGTGTTCGATCCGCTTCCGCCAGACTTCATCAAGCAATCTGGCGAGGATGGCTATTTCTGCCACAAGCTGCGTGAGGCTGAGTTCGAAGTTTTCATAGACCACGATCTATCCAAGCAAGTGGTTCATATCGGCGATGCGGAATACACGACGCAGCACGCCGTTCTAAGCCAGCAAACCAAGCTGCAACAGTACGACGATCTGCCGGGCGGTATTGTTATCCCATGAGCTGGGCAGACGATATTAGATCCGGCGATCCAGCGCTAATAGCTGGCGCGATGGGTGAGCTTGAGGAAGATATAGAGATTCACCCTGAAATGGTGAATTTCGGCTTCTGCCTTATCGCCATCCGCGAGATCAAGCGCCTTATTGCCAAGAGAAACTATAACCGCGCCGCGCAGTTATACGAGTTCCTGCGTTGAGGAAAATCGCGATAGTAGGCAAGTGTTCGAACACTCGCGCCGACGCCCCCATGATGGACCGCACATGGGAGAAGTGGGGCCTAGCGTGGGATCTGCTGCCGGTCTGTGACCGCTACTTTGAGATGCATGCCTTTTGGCGAAACTTCAGAGACAACAAAGAGGACGCAGAGGAACATTGGCGTTTCCTGGCCGGCCTAAGTGTCCCGGTCTACATGCGCCAAGTCGAGAAAGACATTCCGACATCTGTCGAATATCCGTTCGATGCGGTTGGTATGTGCATCAAGCAGTTCAATCAGGGCGTCCCTTATCTCGAATCCTCCATCGCCTTCATGCTGGGTCTGGCGATCCTAGAGAAAGCCGACTGGGTCGGTGTTTGGGGCGTCGATATGGGCACGACGACTGAATATTTTTATCAACGCCCGAACATGGAATACCTCATCGGCTTAGCGCGAGGGCGCGGGATCAAGGTTGTGATCCCGACCGCTTGCGCCCTCATGAAACCCGCACATTCGCTCCCTTACGGCGTTTGGGAAGCTCCAAAGAAGGAAACAGCTTAATGGGTGCTCATGTTAATCGAAGCGGAAGCTTTAAGAATATAGCCGCTACTGGCCTTGTCACTGGTGTTCCTGGGCGTCTTGTCGGCGTCATTATCAATTCGTCCACAGGGGGCACGCTGAAGTTATGGGACAACAACAACGCAGGGTCTGGCGCAATCATTATGAACACGACCGGCACGCTGGTAACTGCGTCGTCAATCAATACGTTCGGTCTTGGGTACGCTAACGGCATCTATGCCACGGTCAGCGGCACTCTCGATTGCACATTCGTATTTATCCCGGAATAACGCTAACTCACGGAGCTAAAACATGACTGGCATTGTCGGCAAGGGCGACACATTCGAAAATGATGTCCTCCTTCTAATCTTTAACAACACTAACGCGGCCCTTGTCGGAGATGCGACAGGGCTTCGCGGCTCATCCACCGCAGGTAGTCTCTACCTTGCCCTGCACACCGCCGACCCCACTGAGGCCGGATCGCAGACCACTAGCGAGTGCGCGTATACGTCATACGCGCGTGTCGCTGTGGCAAGGTCTGCCGGTGGGTTCACTGTGTCGGGCAGTTCTTGCACGCTAACCTCCACCATGAGCTTCCCAGCCGCTACTGGCGGCACGGAAATCGCAACATTCTTCACGGTTGGAACGGCTTCGTCTGGAGCCGGGAAAATCCTCTACGGCGGCTCTATTTCTCCCACCATCTCAATTAGCTCTGGCGTAACACCGCAGCTCACAACCGGCACAACCATTACCGAGGCCTAGTCATTGACATCGGTTGGGGTGATCCATTGGGGCGGGCTGAGTGGTAACAGCGCCCTGCACGACGCCAATGTGGCATGGCTTAGTCCGAACGCTTATCATGGCCGCAACCCAACGTTTATGACGTTGGGCAGCAATACCACGTCTGGGCGAGAGGATACGCAAGGGCTTTGGGACGCGGCATTGGATCAGGCCGGAAATTGCGGCATTGACTATATCGCCTATAATCTAGTCCCCGATGAGCAGGGGTTCTTTGGGTTCAATATCCCGAATAGCGATCCCTACGCAACATGGATCGGGTCGAATAACGCGCTGACGTTGCACCTCTCTAGCACGCGAAAGACCAAGACTAAGATTTGTCTAAACCTGATTTGTAATTTCGGAACCGGCGTTCCAGTCAATGGCGATTCAAGCGGCTGGCCGAACGTAGTCAGTTACATCGTCGGCGTCTTCCAAGACCCAGCCTATATGTTTGTGACGGTCAGTGGCGTAAGGCGTCCACTCCTATATTTTTACGATCCAGACGGGTTTGTTACGAGTCCTTGGGGCAGTAGCACGGCAAACGCCGCAACTGCCGTCGCCGCGCTCCGAACCGCAACAACGTCAGCAGGGCTTAACACCCCTTACATTGTCGGGCTATCTTCGTTTTCGACAATCGCGGCTCTTGGTCTCGATGCCGCTGGCGACTATGTGGTGTCTCCGACATCGACCAAT